AAGCCGCAGGTGCGGGTTGCTGCCGGCGCCCTGAAGCGCGGCGTACAGCAGGAGTGGCTGCTGTGGACCGACGCGGCGGACTTCGCCGGCCGGTATGACTTCTACGGGCTTCAGCAAGCTGCGCTGCGCACGATGCTGATCGACGGTGAGGCGATTGTCCGGCTTCTGGTCGAGCCGGGGCAGCGCATCCCGCTCCAGCTTCAGTTGCTCACTGGCGAGTACCTGGATTCATCCCGCGTGGACGCCGTCACGCTGAACGGGATCGAGTACGACGCGGCCGGCCGCCGCGTGGCCTACTGGCTCTACACCAAGCACCCGGCGGACGCGCCGAACATGCAGAGCGTTCGGGTCCCGGCCGAGCAGGTGATCCACCTGTACGTTCCGATTCAGCCGGGCGTGGAGCGGGGCGTCTCCTGGCTGGCGCCCGCGCTGGTGGCGTTACGCGAGCTTCAAGAGTTCGTGGAAGCCGCGCTGGTGCGCCAGAAGATTGCGAGTTTGTTCTGCGGCTACGTGCAGACGGCGGACGGATTGAACCCGCTGAACCAGACGAATGCGGTCCCCACACTGGAGCCTGGCTCGATGGTGCGGCTGCAACCCGGCGAGGCCGTGGAGTTCAGCGAACCGCCCGACGTCGGGCAGACCTACGAGCCGTTCGTCCGCCAGCAGCTACGGGCCATCGCGAGCGCGCTGAACGTGCCCTACGAGATCTTGAGCGGCGACGTGTCGCAGGTGACGTTCGCATCGGGCCGCCACGCCCTGCTGGAGTATCGCCGGCAGCTTGAGAGCATCCAGCATCATATCGTCGTCTTCCAGCTTTGCCGGCCGGTATGGGAAGCCTGGGCGCGTCTGGCGGTAGCTGCCGGAGTTCTACCCGAGGGCGACTACACGGACGTGCGCTGGATCGCGCCGCAGCTTTCGATGCTCGACCAGCGCATGGAGGTGCAGTCCGTGATCCAGCAGATCCGCGCCGGCCTTATCTCGCGTTCGGAGGCGGTGTCGGCATCCGGGTGGGACGCCGAGCAAATCGACGCCGAAATCGCGCAAGACAATGCTCGGGCTGACCGGCTGGGCAACGTGTACGACAGCGACCCGCGGCGCACGACCTTGCAGGGGCAGGAGCAACCGACGGCACAGGAGGCGCAGCAGTGATCCATCGACTTCCCCACATCCCGCCAGAGTTCGCAACCGGCAAGTGGCAAGGCGCTTCGCCGCGCGAGCTGGATTTTGTCGACGTGGTGTACTTGGCGCGCCGCAGTCAGAACGCGGTAGATCGCAGGATTGCGCGGCAAGAGATTTTCCGCCGCCTTCGGGCGGCGAAACAGAGGAGGTTTCGCAATGGCAAATGAGATTTTGACGCGCGCGGCGGCGTTTGAGCCGAGCACCTACGACCCGGAGAAGCGCACCGTGCAGGTGGTGTTCTCGACGGGCGCGGACGTGATGCGCTCCGACTTCGAGGGGCCGTACATCGAGCGCCTTTCGATGACCCCGGCGGCTGTGGACCTGTCGCAGTTGATCGGCGGGCCGGTGCTCGACAACCACGACCGGTTCAGCAGCGTGCGCGCCGTCTTGGGCGTCGTGACTGACGCCAGCGTGGACGGCAACCGCGGCGTGGCGACGGTGCAGTTCAGCGAGCGCCCGGAAGTGCAGGGCATCGCCCGCGACGTTGAGCAGGGCATCATTCGTTCGGTCAGCGCGGGCTACACCGTGCAGACCTGGCAAACCGAGAAGCGCGCCGACGGGACGCGCATCAAGACGGCGACCCGATGGACGCCGAAGGAGATCAGTTTTACGCCGCTCGCGGCAGACGCGGGGGCGAGAGTGAGAGGACAGAGCATGAACGAAGAACTTCAAACCCAAATCCGCAACATCGCTGCCGCGGTAGGCGTGCAAGCGGCGTTTGCGGACGACCTGATTCAACGCAACGCGTCTGTGGACGACGCCCGCACGGCGATCATTCGCGAGGCGGCGCGCCAAACGCCCGCCATCGACAACCGGCAACCGGCGGTAGTGACTCGCGACGCCGGCGACAATCTCATCGCGCGCCTGGCGGACGGCCTGTACAGCCGGATGAATCCGGCGCACAAGCCGGAGGCCGGCCGCGAGTTCGCTTACGCCCGGATTTCGGACATCGCGCGGCGCTGCCTGGAGCATCGCGGCCTGAGCACGCTGGGCAGCCCGGCCGAACTGGTGACGCGCGCCTTGCACACGACCAGCGACTTCAGCGCGGTCTTGGCCGAGGTGTACAACAAGAGCCTGCTCGCGCTGCGGAGCGCGCCGAGCGCGATTCAGCAGCTATTCCGCCGCGCGACCGTGGCGGACTTCCGCGCGCGGCACGTCATGGAGATCAGCGACGGGCCGGCGCTGGCCGAAGTCGGTGAGAACGGCGAGATCACCTGGGGCTCGATCAGCGACAAGGAACTGGCGTCCTACGCGGTCAAGAGCTATGCCCGCGGCTTCGCGATCAGCTTCAAGGCTTTGGTGAATGACGACCTGCAAGCATTGAACGACATTTCAGCGAAGATGACCCGCGGCGCTCGCGCGTGGTTTGCCGGATTCCTCGCGAACGTCATCATGTCGAACCCGGCGCTGGCCGACGGCAAGGCGGTGTTCCACGCCGACCACAACAACCTGGCCGCCTCGGGCGCCGCGCCGTCCGATACCACCATCGGCGCCGGGAAGCTTGCGATGCGGCTTCAGACCGACGCGAGCGGAAACCCGATTGACGCGCCCCCGCGGTACATCGTGATTCCGGCCGCGCTGGAAGGCACGGTTGACAAGCTGCTGGCCACGCTCTACCCCACCAGTTCGGCCACTGCCGAGACTTCCGCGCGCGGTCTGATCCCGGTGGTGATTTCGCAGTTCGACCAGGCGGGTGAGGATGCCGCGTGGTACCTCTTTGCCGACCCGAGCAATGCGCCGGTGTTCGAGTACAGCGAGCTGAGCGGCTACGAGGGCCCGCGCGTCGAATCGCGGCAGGGATTCGAGACGCTGGGGACCGAGGTGCGGGTGGTCTGGCACGTTGGGGCCGGGGCTATCGACCATCGCGGCGCGTTCAAGAATCCGGGAGCGTAGTCATGACCCTGGCAGAGCTTCAGGCGAAGCGGGAAGAAATTCTCGCAGAGATGGGTGCGCCAGATGTGCAGTTCGAGCAGCGGGGCGTCAAGCGGCGCCCCCAGCCCGAGCTTGAGGCGGCGCTCGCCCGAGTGGACGCGGAGATTGCGAAGCTGCAATCTCCGCAGGACAGGATTTTCACAATTCAAACGAAACGAGGACTTTGAGCATGACGAACTACATTCAACAGGGACATGTCATCACCGTGCCCGCGCCTGTGGGCGGGGTGCGGTGGCTGCGAAGGCGGCCGCAGTGACCACCGTCCGGTGCAAGCTGGGCGTCCACGGGCTGACCGGACCGGCTGTGTAACGAGCTTCCGGCCTGAAGCCGGAGGATGGGACCTCGAAACTGGGGCGGCGGCGCATCGCCGGAATTTCCGTAGATGGGCGGACCGCCCCGATTTTTCGAGAACCGGCTTTCGGGCGTCGAGTTCGCCGCGCGGGGCTTTCTTGCGACCCTCCCCTCACGCGGCACAGGGGCCGGGGTTCTGCTCCTTACCCGGCGGGGCCGCCTCCGCGTGTGTGCGACACGTCACGGCGGCGTTTCGGGGCGCGGTTACCCCCCTGGCCGCGCCCCGCTTTTGAGGTGTGACATGGATTTTTCTTCGCTCAATCGGCAATGCATCATGGCCTTCGGGCAGACGGTGACCTATCAGCCCGCTGCGGGTGCGCCGTTCCAGGTCGCGGCGCTTGTGGAGCGGGCGACCGACGAGCAACGCCGCGTCGATGGTATCTATGCGCGCCTGTTCGCGAATCTAGCCGACTTGGGAGTTTCGCCTATGGCGGGCGATGAAGTCATGATTGACGGCGCGACCTACAAGGTGTTCGAAGTCATGACGGACCCGGCGGGGGGCGCCTGGCTCAGTCTGCGGGAGAACATCTGATGCCCAAGTTGTCGAAGGCCGATCAGGCTGCCAAGGTGAGCACGACCGAGGCGCGGAGGCGCAAAGAAGTGGCGCTGGCCGAACTGCGCGAGCTTGAGGTGCGGCAACGCCGGGGCGAGCTGCTGGAGGCCGCCGAGGTTCAGAAGCAATGGGCCGCTGGCCTGGCGTCTCTCAGGGATAGGCTTCTTTCGCTTCCAGACCGCCTAGGAGCGGTTCTCGCGGGCCGGGACGAGGTAGAGGCGCGGGCGATTCTCCGCGACGCTCTGGAAGAGGCGTTGAGGGG